GCATTTTGTTATTGTAGGTGGAGACTCTCCGGCAACAGCGTTGATCGCTATGAAATCTACTCAGTTAAAAACTAGTAGAACTTGGAATAGTATGATTCAACAAATTAAGCTGAAAGGTAAAGATGGAAAACTCTTTACTCCAGCTGCGTTTAGTCATCAATATCATTTAAAAACTGTACCACAGTCTAACGACAAAGGTACATGGTTTGGATGGTCCGTAAGTAAAATAGGAGTTGTGCAAGACGGTGCTCTTTATCAGCAAGCCAAAGCGTTTGCAGCTAGCATTTCTAAAGGAGATGTTAAAGTTAAACATGGTGAAGAAACTACTGCGCAATCTGATACGGGAACGCATTACTAGTTTCTCCCTCGAGAGAAACAGGGCCGGTGATGGGAGACTGGATCCGGCCCTGATTGATGACTATGGAAAAAAGATTTGTTGAAATATTTACAGGACTAAAACGAGATTATGGGTATGCTGACCCACAGTCTGCGTACAAGGACCCTTCTACCGGTAAATTAAAGATAGAACATTTTTGGGCAAAGAAACC